AAAAAACAGTATCGTCCTACAATTTTTAAGTTAGGACATCAAGAAACTGTCAATTCATTAAAGAGAAAGATGATGAAAATACTCAATCAACAAAGATTGAAGGGGAACAATGTTGATGTCTATTGGAGAGTAGGCACCAAGCAATCTAATGATTTAAATTGGGTTGCCAAGCAAGTCGTAAATGGTGAACTTGCTATTGCTTGTTGTAGATTGAGAGGAGGAATGAAATCAGACAAAGATGACGATTTTGAAATTGAAGATAATAACAATTCAAAATATTCCTCTTTTTCTGTACTAAAATTCATCAACTCACCAAAGATAAATAGACCAAAACTTGAAAAAGAAGCTACTTATTTTCAACCTAATCACACAGTAATGAATGGATTATCTGTGTATGGATCCCATAATAGAGACACTGAACCTGATAAGTCCCAGAAAAGACATGATCAGTACAGAGCCCAAACTAGTAGATTTTGTAAAGAAATGAGATCAAATTGCAAAGTAGAAATAGCAATTGACCATAAGAAATCTAGTCCACATGGAGCCCATTACATTGCTACTGTACCAATGTATGAAGGTGACCTTGGATTTAAACTCAACAAACTTGGCACCAAGTTTGAAGACCAAATGGAATACATGAGATACTCATTACATAACCAACAATTGCCTGTAACATCCTTAAATACTTACAGTTACAATATCTGTGTTCCAGATCCCATTCCCGGTACCATCAACTTATTAACAAAATGGAGTTCAGAAATTAAATATATCTGGCTTCCTGAACCATTAGAATACTGTTCCAAGTTTGATTATGCTTGTAGAGTATTTGAAGATTCAGTTGTTTATTCTTATCCTTACATGGGTAGTTACCATGTAGTTGTTTATCCTAATAAGCTAAGACCAACTGGAGAGAATTGTTTGATTTTTAAGCAATATGAACTTGCTTCTGTACCAGTTTTTGAGCCAACAGACATGCTCATCAGAGTATACCAGAAATCTAAATGGATAGAAATATCCGTACCTGGATACGTTCTTACTTATGCCTCCAATTGGATGGGAGGAAAGAACATGACAAATTTCACTATTACTGCATACTTGAATGAGTTCAGTAAATGGTGGGAACACTCTGCTAACAGAGAATTCGCACGACCAAATAGTTCACAAATTATCGCTGCGTTGTTCCAAGCTGCAAGAGAAAAACAAGTAAATTTGTTTCAAATTCTCGGCTTGAATTTTGACATTCTGAACCTCCAAAACGACAACACTAAGTTATTAGTGGATTTGCCAAAACATCAAAATTTGTGGTCCTTATTGAAGAAAGTAGCTTCATGGATCGTACCAGATGAAATGTTGGATGTTGTCAAGGAAGTAATGGATAATTTCAAGTTTACTGGCATGGGTATTAATATAGGTAGTCAGTTGAAGGAAGTCTTTGAATCCGGCGTTGTTTATTTGTTTGGAGGTTATTCTCCACTAATGAAGGCGTTTCCTTGGATGACAGACAGAGCTTCAATGATTATAGAAGAATTATTAAAACTCATACCTGGACTTGGCTTGCTCATAAGCGTCAAAGAAATCTATGAAGATTATAAGACTGGCAAGTTAACAGCATTGGGAGCATTAGGAAGACTCATTTTCCATAATTGGCATGAGATCTTACCGTTCTGGGCTAAGCTCCTCACATTACCATTTAGAATGATATGGCATGGAATGTGGAACAGATCAGCGAAAAGACAACAAACCATAAGAGAAAAGTTGCATGAAATTTCGTATGATAAAAGAGAAACACCAATCTCTGAATATTTCACTTTACATCATGAGGAATCATATCCAAGATTCCCAAAATCCGAACCAGTAGACATCCCAAAAGATCTAGGCTATTCACCATTTGTTTGCGAAATGCTAACAGATACCACTGAAGACCATAGAAATCCTGTCTACACGCCTTGTACAATTGCTAGTACAAATTGTGCTGGAGTAAAGAATGGAAACAATCTTATAAGTGCTTATCTTAAAAGAAATATTCAACCTTGGCCTTTGCAACACATAAAGAAAAGAACAATATTCGAACAAACTCAATTGGCAACTTTATGGAAGACTAAGTTAGACATGGTTAAAATAGACACCTTGACTTGGATAAATCAAGCAAACCATGCCTCTAAAAAGAAAATGTATCTTGAAGCTTGGCGCAAATTTCAGTTGGATGGAGATGTTGACTATGTGGCAACACTTCAATTGAAATACGATGAAGTTATCGTGAAAGAGATGATGAGAACTATTTGTGCATTTGACAATTCTTATGTAGTCAATGTTGCCCCTGTAATCGCATCAGCTAGTAACGCACTGAAGAAATTATTTAGTGGCTATGTTAATCTTTCTTGTTCCTCCAAATATACATTACATATCCTTTATGCTACCGGACTCACCTCCCAACATATTGCGAAAGTGATTCTTGATAATGACATAGAATCACATTTACCACATTATTTTCTCATGGTCCTTGGCGATGATTCTGCTCTGATTAGAAACCGCAAGGTTCTATGTTGTGATTTTTCTAGATATGATTCAACACAACATCCGGAACAACATGAGATATTTAGAAAATTCTTTACAACACCTTGGAACAATGACGAATTGGAAATGCTTAGAAAAGCAGCAGATGCACCAACCAAGATGTTTCACCCTAATAGTGGAATTAGATACATGGTACAAACCAGAGGTTTAAAAACTGGTTGTGTAGAAACTAGTGTATCAAATACTTTTATCACTGCATTGAGTTATGCACAGGGATTGTACAAAGCACACCAAAAACAACTTGATCCTTTTATCTATATACCTCAATATCTTAAAGATAGTTGTGGATTCTTACCTAAGGCGAGTTATCAAGATTTGGAGACTGGAGCGGAGTTTTTGAAAACTATATTTATCTACCAAAATGATGAAATAGTTGCGCTACCATTGTTGAGTTGCTTAGTAAAATTGGGGAAATTTCTAAAAGAACCAAGACTAATTGTACCTTTTGCCAAATTGAAGAACAAACATCAAATTGCAGTGGATTCAATATTCATGCAATTGAAGGGTAAAGGTAATCTTGGAAATGTACCAGGCTTTAAGAAGTGGTACAAGAAGATCCAAAGCCTCAGTCAACCATTCCTACCTGAAATAAAGGGCAATAATTGGAATGTCAAGTTATCAGAACAAAAGATTTATGTACACACTATCGATACTGCATACCACACAAGATATGGCCTTGATTGGAATAGTGTAGAAGGATTTTTTGAACAACTTGCAGAAAATGATCTTAATGATTATCCGTTGACTTATACTTCGACCGTAGTACAAAGAGCCATTGAAATAGACTACGGGTTGGACTCGCCTTATTAGGCGCCAACATTTTCTGTTTGTTTTTAGAAGAGTGGGGAAAGCTATTATTTTCTCCACTCTCCTAATTTAGAAAATAGCTTTGCACGCTATTTTCTCTATAATTATCGGGTCGGTTACTCCCTTGTGGTGGTGTATTTCTTTGAAATACAATAAAACAAGCAAGAGGATCGAAGCGTTTTATTTATAGGCAAATCGCATCTAAACAAAACAAACAGAAAATTCGTCAGGGGAGAAAACCCACCGGAGGCAACGGTAAATCACAACAAAAGACTAAGTTGACCAAGCAACAAAAGAAACTTAGCAAACCTAGAGGTGTTAATAGAGGCCTCTTTCTTTCAAAAAGAGTACAAGTCAATGACAATATGAACTATTCACAAAGATCAACCTCAGATAAAGGTGTTCTTATTGTCAAGGAAGAACCTATTGGAGTTATTGCATCTAATGATTCCGCTTCCTTTGGTGTGTTAGCTACTTATCCGTTAAATCCGGGTCAAGCTACCACATTTCCACTACTCTCTCAAGAGGCAATAGATTATGAAACTTATCTTTTTGAATCTCTTGAGTTCTTTACTGTACCATATGTTAGTGAATATGCTACAGGTGGACAAACTGGAGAAGTATCGATAGCAGTGAACTTTAATGCGTCACTACCACAACCTGCTTCTCAGACTGCCGCATTAACCTTAGACCCTTGTGATGGAAACTTACCATGTTTACCACTTAGCATAGTGTGTCCTAAAGATGCAATGCACAAACGCTCAAATGGAAAGTTTGTGCGTACTGGCAATTTACCAGGACAGTCAGATATCAAAGAGTATGATGTAGGAAATCTTTATGTTACCTGTGAGGGTTTAAGTGCATCACAGTTCAATGTCTGTAGACTATTCGTTAGATACAGATGTAGATTGTTTACCCGTGTAAATTTGAGTTTACAAGGGGCACCAACAAACAACAGTGTAACACAGCTTCAAGATACTCAAGGTAATTTAACTACTGGCACACCATATCAACCATTATTGGCTGCAGCAGCGTCCACGACTATTGTTAGTGTGAATGGATTGAATGTAGTTAATACATCTGGTTCTATTATTCCTCCAGCAGGTTTGTATCTTATT